TAATAGCAATTTGATCGTACGAGTCGAGGTAAGCGAAAGCATTTTCTTTCTCATAGATCGGAAGGAATCCACCATATTTTTCATATGACTCTTTACTCCTGTTTGTTGTAAAAATATCCGGCGCAATGCAAAGAATAGGCTCACGTTGAATTAGATAATGTGCGCCTATTCTATCTGCGTATTCTTTCACACTTTGTGTACAGTGATCATATAAATCTGACCGCTTGCCGGTGTACACTTGATATATCAATTTCTTCATAACAATACTTATCTTTATTTTTTATCGGCTGTCTTATCTTTTTTTGCGTAAGCTTGCGCACCAAAGAATGCCGCTACTAAACCGGCAATTGCCACAAAATATGTGGGTGCGATGTTACTAATAAGCTGGGCCGCTGTTTCTTGACCTAAGAATGATGTAACAAGGATTACTATTGGATATAATAGCATTCCCCAAAGAGCAAACCATGCCATTGCACGTATCTGATCTTCTTTTGCATCTTCGTTCTCAAATCTTATTTTATCTTGTTCGAGTCTCATCATCTCTTCAGCTTGCTTCATTTCGTCATCAGTAATTACGCCATCACCATCTGCATCAAATTGTGCGTAAATTGAATCGTCTTGAAGTACCTTTTTAGTTGGCTTCACTTTCTGCTCGACGCCGAACTTGTTCTTTTTCGTCGCCATAAACTTCTCCCAGTATTTCTTTTGATAGTTCCATCACGGGCTTATAATTTTTTCGGAACCTATTTTTTTTATAGCCTTCTTCTACGAAGTGCTCAATGTTATTTATAGTACCATTAAGGTCTGGCAGATTAAAGCCACGGCCTTTCTGTACTAATTCTTCCCATTGGCTTCTCATATTCAGGACTGTAAAGAAATTCATGTGTGTATTTTCCTTTCACTAAACGGATATCTTTTGTTGTTTTCCAGTATAACCAACTCATCATACAATGATCAGTATCGAAGAATATGACCGTATCTATTAGCCATACTAAGTTTGATTGACCATCTCTTTTCCTCTCATACTGGCGAGCAGAAAAGGTTTGATTAGATGCACCACCTAAAATTACATTAAATAATACAGAAAGCGTAACGAGTATTCTTTTAAAGTATTTACGCAGGTGAGGTGCGTAACTCATGACGGTACGCTTCGATCGCTTTGAGTAAATCATCGGTCCAATTATCTCTATGTTCTTTAAACAACAAAGGACGTTCGTTATCAACATCCATAATTGTTACTAGGTTCACTATGGGCATACCTGTTCGTTCTTCCCACATAATTGCATAGGCAGCTTCCTGCATAAAATAATTTGTGATTTTATCTTTTGTCTTTATCCTCTTTGAAGTTTTAAAGTCAATAATAGACGGTACGCCATCAAATACACCTACACAGTCGACTCGGCCGGCTACACCTAAATGTTTAGAATATAGTGGGCACTCTTGTTCATATATCTTGTCTATTCTGTGTAAGTAAGGTTTAAGGTTCTCCAAAGATGCTAATATATCTGGAGTCCATTGTTCAGGATCATGTTCATTATCTAGGTATTGTTCGACTATCTCATGTACTTTTGTACCACGTGTTGATGCTCTATAAGAAACCTTATTGGCTTCTTCTTCGCCTACTCGTTCTCTCCAGGCTCTGATTGCATCGCGAGAAAGTAAGCTAAGCACAGTGGTGATACTTGGATATCGACTACCATCCGGGGCTTTATAAACACGACCGGAATCGGTTGTGTCTGCGGTGAGGTCGTCATACCCTAGATCTATCTTTTCGTGTATAAATTGTTTCATCTTTTTCATTCACTTTGTCCATAATATCATCATACTCTTTTTCAGAAAACTTTATCTTTGGTGTATTACTTAGATAATTATTCTTGTTCCGACCTTTCTTTTTGTTACGCGGGTCGAACCGAGCATATTTAGCCATGACTATTATCCTTTTCTCATGTACATTTCTTTAGCCATTATATAGTCACGAACAACTCCAGATCTTACAATGTCTTCCCAACCAAATTCAACAGTCGTGAAGTCTTTGAGTTGCTCTGCAATCTGTATAAAATTTATTAATCCGTTTTTTTCATCGTCATATTTGAAATCAGACTGATGATAATCTCCACAAAAAATAATCTTACAGTTCCTACCTATACGTGTGATAACTGAATCCAATTCATGGAAGTTCAAGTTTTGCATTTCATCAACAACTACAATTGTATCATTGAATGTTACGCCACGTATGAATGAGGTTGATTCGAAGTTAAGAAGCCTTTGTTGTTCAAGCTTGAACCATGCTTCTTTATCGTTAAAAAGCTCTTGTAAGATACTTTTATATGGCGAGGTGTAAGCTTCCTCCTTTTCGTTTTTAGATCCTGGTAGATAACCGATCTCTCTCGTCGGCACTATAGATCTAACTAGTGTTACATTATCATAAACAGTTTCTCGATCTAATACATCTTCAAGGGCAAGATGCAAAGCAAGAAATGTTTTGCCGGTTCCTGGTGAACCTGACATAATAATGTTGTCTCCGTCATCCCATGCATTACACACTTCTTCTTGCGCGGGAGTCATCGGCTCTAGTGTAAACAAATTTTCAAGTTTTACCATAGAGCTCTTAGTAGTTCTTCTAGACATTAATGTTGTTACGCCGACCGCTGTTTTTCTTTACTTCTTTTAACACGTCTTTCCAACCATCACCTGCACGTGATAGATTAGATCTACCAGCATTAGCTGCTATTTTTAATGGTTTGAGTACGTGTAAAAATTCTGGATTTTCGTCCAGAACAATTTGCAAATCATCATAACTCATTTGAACATCCCATTCATCCTGAGTCTTAGTATCTTTTAATGTATAGATCGGCATAATATTTCCCTTAAAGAAGTATATATAATCACGCTACGTTGAACCATTCAGGTACATCACGCTTTGTCCATACCATTTTGAATCTATCTTGTTTTGTTTGATAGTATTCTCGGTAAGATCTAATTGTTTGACCTTCATGCATGCATTGTGGTTCATGTTGCATAGCAAGCTTGAATGGCGTGAATGGTACATGCGGTATTCTTGTAGGTGGCTTGATCAGCCAGTATTTTAATCTTTCTGTACTATGACTTTTACCATAGCGATAAGTATATTCGTTTAGTAGGGCAACAAAGTGATCATAGTGCCAATGATAATTGTACACTGATTCCATAGTCCATACAGTACATGGATGTTTATGATGAACTGCTTTGTAAAGTACATCTTCAAACTCTTGGTTTGGATGTACCCAGTAATTAATCATTCTCTTACCAGATTTTGACGGACGTTTTTCAACATATCCATCTATCATCCGATGTGCTGTTGACAGCATTTGAGCTGACTCTACAATCATTTTGACAACATGCTTGTCGCATTGCATTTGAGCAGCTGTTTTAGGGTTCATGTCTAGTACAAAAATATTCATAGTATACTCCTCCGCTTAATAGCCATAATTTATTATACACAGTTTTCACGGAGAAGTACACAGTTAATTTCCTCCTAACCTACTTTTTTCAGTTCAGCAATATGGTAGTCTAAAAAGTCTTTACGTTTACGTACCTTGTTAGCAATATCAATCTTTCCTTTGTTAACCAGTTTATGTACATAATTTTCTAACTCTCGTGAATCCCTCTTTAATCTCTCGATCTTTGCTGATATCATACTTGTTTGTCTCCTAAGTAAAAAAACCACCGAAGCCGAAGCTCAGTGGTTGAATTTAGTTTGTTAGAATGATTGCCGCATTAGCCTTCGTCTTTCAATAATCCTGGAAAGGCTTCATCGATTACTGGTCGACTTACACCTTCTGGTTTTGTCTTACTGATCATACCTATGACCAATTTAGCATCTTCGGGGTGAATGCCTTCTAAAAGCTGAATATATCGTTTCTCTCGGTCGAAAGTTTTTAGGTTGTCTCCTGGACCACCTTTTACGAACCATCGAAATTCTTTATTCTTATTTACAAGGTTAGTTGGTACACTTTCAGGCTTGTTCGGAGTATAAGGAGGTGCTCCGTCAGGCAAGTTGAAAGTAACAGTAGTGTCAGTTGATCCACGCAAGATGTCTTTTAAAGCCCATGTTTCGTTATCTTTTAGAACCTTAATTTTGTCAGCCTTTGCTCGTTTCTTACGCACATCTTCTAACACTTCATGAACAAGTTTCATTAAATAAATTCTCCTACACATTCAATCAATAATTTACATCGTTTTTGAACTAGATAAGGAAACACTTTAGGCCTATTGCCCCATGGATCCTGATGTTCAAAATTATTTATAATACTTTCTTTTACAGATTCAGGACAATTTGTCAGGTCTATCAATTGCTGATTCCTCTGATAATTGCGGTATATTTCATCACCAAGAGCGCGTGGATCATCCAGTAACGCCGCTTTCTTTTTGGCGGATAATATACCTTGTCTTCTGCCGTCTACAAAAACATTATCATCAGATAATACATTTGGTACACCATCTCCTGTGTCACCTTTGAGAATATGCTCAGCAAGATACGTACGAGGATTAGGTTCTACAACAAACTTCTTGAGCAGAGGTGAAAACTGTTTTACATTTTTGTAAACTTGTAATTGTTTAAAGTCACCATCGGCTGAGACTATCATAACAGGTTCATGTTTACCGAACTCTTGAGTCTCGAGTGCTAACTGTGCAATCACGTCATCAGCTTCACAACCATCTTCGTGCATAACTTTATAAGGAAAGTTTTCTTGTATCTCTTCTCGTACTAAATTAATAATACGAAAGACTTCATTCCAATCAATAGTAGACTCATCACGTTTCTTTCTACGTGCTGCTTTGTATTGAGGAAAAGCTTCTTTACGCCAATTATTCATTCCATCCGCAACTACAACCATCTCACCATATTCTTTGTGAAATTTCTGTCGATACATACGAATAGAATTAAGTATCATGTGGCGGATCAGACCTTCGTCTGCCGCCAACTTTTGTACCGCAACATTGCCGATAGCAATAGCGTTATAATCAAGTAATATCATTACCAATCCTTGTAGTCTTGTTCCACTTTCTCATTATAAGTAAATCCTGCATGATATGCATTCAGTTCAGTTTCACTCATTTGTTCTTCGTCGAGTAAGTCTGAAGTACCAGTAGCACCGACGTACATATGAGGAAACCTGCCCCTGCGGTAATAGCTATCAGCCATGCCACGATCGAAAGGACCTCCGTGGCGTCGGTCCCGTGAATTAAGATCCACATCAAAGAGTTGTCCACCATAATAGTATGTTCCTTCTATTGGAGGGTGCACAGTTACAAAACCATCATCTTCGATAATCGGTGTCATTATGCCGCCCTTTCTGCACTGATGTTGGTGCGAACATTGTCCTTGTTCGCCCACGCTTCAGTGATACGTTTCGTTGAGACCATAGAATATTTTAGATTTCCATCTATGTCTCGTTCAGTCCAAAGATTCGAATGCTTTGCATCCGCCTCTAAAGGACAATTGAAAACCTCTTGGTAAAAACCACCTCGAGGATTTGTTGCTCTTACTCTCCACACACCCATTATGCAGCCTCCCTTTGCTTTAAGAAATCAACTAGAGTAATTTCATGCTTGAATTCGAAACCCATCATAGCACACTCGTATGCTTGTCCGATTTCGTTATGTGACCAAGCATTGTCACTATGTACAATGAAATGATCTCCCATCATAGAAGAACGTAAACCATAAAGCTCACCATCAATTTCATGTAAAGGTGCAAGAACACGAACGTTATCATTCATGTCAGGATTGTCATAGAACTTTTTGCTCCATGAACCCATAATGTTTTGTGTCCATCTGTAAGCATATTCACAAGCTTCTGATTCTGATTTAATTTCAGCAGGAATTGTAACTTCTGCAACTTGAACCGCTACTGATTCTGTGTCAGCTGGGTGGGGCATATGGATTACTGTAACTTTCATTTTCATCTCCTTCATGATATAATTATATACTACACTAATTCATATCGAATGTACACAGTTAATTTGCGGTTTTGCGCATTTTTTTCATTTTTTAGTATAAGTGTTACATTTATGTCACACGTTCTGCCCATGCTTTTTCAAAGCCTTCTCGGCAATAAACCAATCTTTCATGGTTTCCCCATAATCTTTTAAAGTATGAATCTTTTATTTGTCTTACTGTTTCGTCAGAATAATGTGGATGTATTAAAAATCCTTTTACTGCGTAATGTAACTCATTCGCAAACTTTCTCTCTTCGTCGTCCATCGATATCTCCTAGATGTTTCGAGTGGACCTTCAGACCTATGAACTCATTATAATACATGGGATCAAAAAGAACATCTTTATCGAATTGTTCCTTTGCTTCATAATATGATAATTCACCTTTAGTCTTGCATAATCGCAATACTGTTCGAATGAACCTGTCGCCGCCATGAGCTTCGACTAAACCTTTTACTTCTTCATTACTTCCATAGTAATCTTTCCAGTCAGATTCCTTGATTTGTATTCTCTTACGTTTCTTACCTTTGAGAGGCGGTAGTCTACGTTTAGACCATAATGTTTTCTTACCAATGTATTTCTTACCATTGGTTTTATCTTCAATCTCATATACGAAACCGACCCACAATGAAAGTTCATCATGAGTCGGATTAAATTCTTTATCTTTGTAATACCACATGCATCTATTTATTCCTCATCAAAGTATTCCTCATCGAGGTCAATTGGAGCTCCACATAGTGGACAGTACTCCGGTTCATCATCTGTATTTAATACTTCTACTACTGTTCGCCCGTCGCAGACGGGGCACTCAATGTCATGATTTCTTTTTGGCAATGTCTATGCCTCACACGCGGCACAGTTCATGATATCACGAACTAGCTCCTGTGCGGGGTTAGCTGATCGCTGATAATAAAAAGTCTTCACACCTAGTTTCCATCCTTCGATGAGCAATGCGTTTACGTCTTTTGCTGATACATCTGGATGGATTAATATATTGAGAGACTGTGCTTGATCAATGTGTTTTTGCCGAGCAGCTGCTTGTTGTACAATAATTAATGGTGATATTTCAGAGAATGTTTTAAATACATCCTTCTCATCTTGTGTTAGAAAATCAAGATGCTGGACTGAACCACCACGCTTGAGAATTGATACCCATGTTTCCTCATTGTCTTGTTCATGCTTTGCAAGTACATCTTTGAGATATGGGTTACGGTAAGTGAATTTACCTTTGGCTAAATCTTTTGTAAAGTAATTAGATGCAAGTGGTTCAATCGAAGGTGACACTTGACCTAGGATAAAAGATGACGATGTTGTGGGCGCAATGGCGGCGACCGTGAGGTTCC